TTCTATTTCTGGCGTATTCACAAATCTTCGACCAATTCCTCTACCTTTGCCCCCTGGACCTAATTGAATTGGTCCTTGTGCATTTTGAATTAAATTATTTACTCTTGCTTGTTCTTTTCCTTGTTCTCGTAAAGCTCCAGCTAATTGATTCTTAACTTCAATCGCTTTTACATCTCCAGTAACCGCCATCATTTGAGATGAATGATATTGACCAATCTGAATCTTTAAATCACCTATTATTTTGTTTAATTCTTGCAAAGGTTTTTTTGAACTTGCAAAAAAATCAACATATAAATTTTTAAAATTTCTAGGCAATTGCATAGAAAAATTAAAAGTTTTTGCAACTTCTTTATTTAATTGCATTACTCCTAAAACAGCCGTTCCAACAGCTATTTTTATTGATTTTATTGCGGCTCTAATTCCTGACCATTTTGAAAATTGTTGTGATAATGTTTTAGTTGTTCCTGTTAATAATTTTTGTTGTTGTTGACCTGCTGTTGCACTTGCCTTTCCAATACCTACAATTTTAGATTCTACTTTGGATAATGAGTTAACAACTTTATCTAAACTCGAAATTACTTTATCGTTTTGACTTGTTATTTTTGATAATGCTTTTTCAATTCTATTTAAAGAATTTAAATTTTTAACAACAATTTCTATTCTTGCTTCTGCCGATGCCACAACTTTCCTCCTAACTCATTTCATATTACCTACGTCTTCGAGCTTTTTGCATCTCTTTCTCCTGATCTTCATTCAACACTTGAAA